ACAAGATTATCAAGTTCTTGATTACATTGCACAAAGACGTAAAGCCGGGGATAAATCAGAAGATTTAAAGCTTGCAGAAAAAGTAGCTAACGCTCGCCTTCGTAAGTCAAAAGCACTTAATGAAAGTCAAAGTGAAATAAGAAAGACTCAAGAAGAATTTTACGCCACCGACGACGCGGTCACTACAAAAGACACAAAAAAACTTCGCACAACGATAAATGATGAAATACGCAAACTTGAAAAAGACGGTTTGTACGGCAAAGCAAAACCGCTGCGAGATTTAAAGGAAGCAATTGATCGGATAGAAGGTTTCGCTTTAAGAGACGATGATTCTTACCAAAGAGCACGGGCATTTACTCGTGCTAAAAAAAGTGCTTTCAATCGCACTTTTGCGGGCGACCTTTTAGAAAAAACAAGTCAAGGGGGCCTTCGTGTAAGAGAGGAGTTAATACCTGAATGGTTCATGGGGGGAAATATTAATGCCAGAACCATGAAATTTAGAGATTTAGAAGATACAAAAACATTTATTCAAGACCAAATCGCAGAGTTAGACATACCTCCAGAATTACAAATTTCAGACGAAGTAATTTTTGGAGAAGCTCAACAACAGGGTTTAAGTCAATCATTATTTCAAGCTGTCTCTTATGCAGCTCGTCATCCAAGTTATGGAGTTTTGGACGCAAACGGGCGTATTGTGCCTGAAGCAGCTCAAAAATTTATACAAGAAAATGACGATATCCTGCAGCTCTATCCTCAATTACGAGAGATGCTAGAAAACGGCAGGCAATTTGAAACTGCTGTAAAGATGCTTGATGACCCTGGAATCGTGGCAAAATTTAAAAAAGAAACGCAACAACGAAAATTAGTATCTCGTTTGATTACTGACGACAACCCTACGTTGGCTTTTAGCGAGGCAATAAGTAGTACAACTAATCCTTCTAAACTGACTGAAGGTTTGATTGATTCCGTTCTTCGCGCAAATACCAACGACGAAGTTGTGGAAATGTTAAGGGCAGAGGGTCTTGAGCCAGAAGACGCTGTCAAAGGATTGAAGTCAGTGTTTCTTGATTTGGTGCAAGTTGAAGGTGGGTTACACGCTGATGGCATACCTGACTTTCGTGCAGCCAGACAATTTATGTTTGGCCCTATGATAAAAGGCAAAGCAAGCTCAATCGTTCAAACGCCTACAGAAACAGGCCCCGGACAAATTCCAGGGGTTGGGGGCGCAGGGCCAAGAGTTACTAACAGAGAAAGCCTTGCGACCTTATTAAAAAGAAAAGGCGTGTTTAGTGAAGCTGAATTAGACAGGCTTGAATACATTTTAAAACAAGGTGAGAAACTACAAACGACGACGGCAACAAGTTTGAAAGACGTTGTTCAAGACATGCCCGGTTTATTGACCCGCGCTGTTGCAAAAATTTCTGGTTCAAGCCTCGCAACAGGGGCAGCTAGATTTGTCGGGTTAAGACCACAAGGTATTGTTGAAGCGAATGTTGGTGCAGCCGCAGCAGACCAGTTCCTTAATTCTATTCCCGGAGCTGCAAATGCAACTTCACTGGAACAGGCCGTGCTTGATCCTAAATTAATGGTGCTTTTACTAAGAGAAACGAAAAATGAAGCACAAGCTAAAGCTGCAACAAAAGCATTGAAAAATTATTTAATTAACGCAGGCATAACTATTGCTTTTGAGGAAGAGCCTACGGGTGAAGCTGATGAAGCAATAATACAACAGGGACGAGACGCCGCTAAGGGCGGGGTCAGTAAACAAAGAGACTTCTTAATGGAAAATCTTGATGACTTTATTCTTGAACCTGTGAGCATGGCACCTACCCCTCCACAGGTGCCTACGCCTGCGCCGATGCTTGCTCCTGCCCCTTCAGTAGGCAATCTGGCGCAGGCACCCGCCAACCCTAATCTAAGAACTCAAATGGCTGCAGCTTTTCCTAACGATGGAATAACAAGCTTGTTAGCTGCGAGGCGAGCCTAATGGAAGCAAACTTTTTCTTTAGTCTTGGAATGGTGCTTCACCACGAAGGAGGATTTGTCGATCATCCTGAAGATCCCGGCGGCGCGACCAACAAGGGCATAACACACAAAACTTATGCAGAGTTTTTGGGTCGTCCATTGGAAGATGTAGATGAGTTAAAAAATATTCCTGACGAGCACGTTCAGGAAATTTACAAAAAGAATTACTGGGACCGTGTGATGGCGGACGAACTAGATTCGGGTCTAGATTTTGCCACATTCGACTGGGCCGTGAACAGCGGACCAGGACGCCCCGCCCGTGTGTTACAGTCCTTGGTTGGGGCCACAGAAGACGGAGTAATCGGACCACGGACAATGGCCCGGATAAAGGACACTGATTCGGTGATGCTTATACATGCTTTGGCGAATAAACGGGAAGAATACTATCGTTCTTTGAAAACTTTTGATACCTTTGGTAAAGGTTGGCTTCGCCGCAACAAAGAGACTTTGGAAGCTGCGCTTGAAATGAAGGAAGCATAAGATGGCAATGGAAGACGAATACGATCCGTTTGATGAGGGGGGTCAAGGATATGTAAGCACGGGCGGACCGGGTAGAGGCACTGCCGCATCTCAGTTGGGATATACTTCCGACCAAGTTTATGGTGGCGGCGGGAGCGACGGCGACAATAATAATCGGTTTATCGCCCGTCCAGGAGCGGGTTTAACACAACCTCAGTTTGAAAAGACTTACGGGATTACCGCAAGAAACCCCTATGGGCAGACAGGCTTTGCTAAGTTCTTTGATAAATTTAGCAAGGCTCTTGGCGGCAAGGGCGTGGATTACAGGCAGCAGTTTGCAGCTATTGATCGTCAAATGAGAAGACCGTTGGGGACTACTCAACGACAGATGATGAATAGACAATATGACTTGTATAGAAACCCTACCATTAGCAATGATGGCAGAATTACAAGTGGGGGCATTGACAGAGCAGGAAGAGGCACTTTTCAAGGTCCTGTTGAAATGGTCCCTCGTCAAATGGGTCCGGGTGAGCAATTAATACGAGGTGGTATAGGAGCAGTTCCTTTTGCAGGTTCTTATTTGAGTGGATTGGGCGCAGAGGAACCTTATCTTGCAAGCAAAGTCACTGATGAAATGAGAGCACGAGAGAACCCAAGCCTTGCTGAACAAATTATGGGCGGTTTGGGTTTAGATGATACAATAGAGTCTATTGCCAATAAAGGATCAAGCTTGATTGAACGGATGCAGGGTATAGCCACGGGACAAAGGCAACCATCTGCTCAAGAAGTAATTCCAAATGGGCCTGCAATGGGGTCTAGAGACCCAAGTAGGGAAATTGGACCCTTAGCTCAATCTATTCCTGCGGGCCTCACCAATCAGGATGAAGTCGCCGCAATGGCAATGATGCCTGCTGAAATGCTACCCGCTGACGGTATGCCTGCGGAGAGTGACCGAAGAATTTCTGATAACACAACGGCAGAAATGTTAAGAGAACAGTCATTAGCACCACAACAGGGGCCGCAACGCACAGAAAGTCCTGAAGTTGAAACTGCAATGTTAGAGCTGCAAGCAGCAATAGATACCGCAGGTTTAACAGGTAGACAAAGAAATAATTTTCTAAACGATGTTATCGCTCAAAGAGAGGGTTCAACATCAGGTTTAGGTAAAGATGGTCAAACAGTAAAGTATTCTCCAGAAGCCACAGAAAGTCTTGCAGCAGATTATCAAATCGCTGCAGCTAGATTAAAAGAAATGGAAGGTCGCGCGGTAAACGTACCCACACCTATAGGTCGCCGTTTTGATTCACCAGTGACTGAAATGGACACAATTTCATTCCAAAGTTTATTCCCTTCAGAAGTATTAGATTCTATAGCGGCAAAACCACCTGAGTTAGTAAACGCCCCCAACGAGGGTTTGATGCGATTTGAAGACCGCCCAAGAAATGCTCCTAATGTTGGTTTAAGCCGTCAAGATTTCCTAGAGCTATTCGCCCCCGAACCAGAGCTTGGCCCGTATGAACAGTCGCAAGCCCCAACAAGAGATTTAAGAGATAGCACAGCATTGGCTGGTTTGGACTATCCTACCATTTCGGAACTAATGACATTAGGTGCAGATTTGATGACAGGTGACGGGCCCCGTACATCTGTCCCACTTGGCGGGGGAACTTTAAATTTTAAATTAAACCCCAATAGCCCAGGTATTGAGTATAGAAGACAGCTTCAAGATAAAGACTTGGGACTTGGAGAGCTTTTAAGCTTCCTGAACAGCCGACGCACTTGAACACGTTTCGCCGTCACAACACTCAACAATATAAAACTTACACACAGCGCATTGCTGATGCCCATGAACATCGACAGGCTGCATCTGGCACAAGCAACGCGGACAACGGCCCGAATCAAGGGCTTTCTTAATAGGCCCGTCTTCTACTCTGTATTGAACCATTCTCTTATCTCCTCCCCCAAAACGACGTTAGCTATGTTCTGCTTATTCTGAAGGGCAGTCAATATTCTGTCGTCAATTGTTTTAGGGCTGACGAGGTCAACGTAAGTAACATTGTTTGTTTGACCAATTCGATGCGCTCTATCTTCAGACTGCAGCCGTATCTCTAAGTCATAGTTATTGCTATAATATACCACGGTATTTGCGGCTGTGAGTGTTATACCGAACCCGCCAGTTCGACTGTTGCCGACAAAGAACCGCATGGGCGAATCAGGGTCCTGAAAGTCTTGCACAATACGCTGTCTTTCGTCCTGCGCTGTGGCTCCGTAGAACGCACCGAAACTATCTGGGCCATACTCTTTTGTGAGCATTTCACAAATCTTTTCAATATCGTGAACATAACTAGCCCAGATAATGACTTTGCCAGTGGTTTCTTCACAAATATTCACAAGCTCGTGAAGTCTGTTGGATTTTATTTCACGGATTTCATCTTCGTCGTTCTTTATAAAACCGCAGCAAATTTGCTGCAGACGCATAATCTGCGTAAGTACATTGTTGGTGCTAACAAGACTACCGTCATCTAACTGAGCCAGAGCAAGCTTACTCATCTGCCGATACAGGTTTTTCTGTTCATCTGTAAGTTCTACCTCACGGCGGATATAAATTTTCTCAGGCAAATCTAAACAATCCTGCTTTAAAACACGTCGGCTAAACGAATCAAGCTTACTGTTCAGCTCCTCTAAACGCTGAAAGCCTACAATTTGATTTATAGATCTACTGCCGAACTGCCGTCGCTGTATTACAGCGTAGCGTCCCTGAAATGAGTAATAGCTGTTGAAGCCTAAAAGGCGTGGGTCTAAGAACTCACATTGCGAGTATAAATCCATAGGGGACTTGGTGACGGGGGAGCCTGTCAGGAGACGTTTGTAAGCAAACAACTCCCCCGTCTTAACAACGGCTTTAGTTCTAGCAGCTTTTCGGTTTTTTATAGTCGTAGATTCGTCTACTACCATAAGCCCCTTCGGACCGAATAGCCTGCCAAACCAAGCAGCCGTCGTAGCTCCTTTGCTTGTGCTAAACGCTTCAACATTCATAACGAAAATACGCAAGCAACCGGGCTTGCAAAACTCTTCAAATTCTTTTTTAAAAGTTTTAGTGATGTTGGGCTGCCAGCTCAGCACCCTGCGTTCAATGCGGTCAGGCAAATGTGCTATAATTTCTTTTTGTGACCAGTTGTGAAATACGCCCTTTGGAGCAACAATAAACGCTGTGTCGATGCGGCCTTCTTCATATAATGCACCAATTGTATCAATGGCAATCTTCGACTTGCCCGTGCCCATTTCCATAAACAGTGCATAGTTTTCTACGTCCCACGAATCACGGAACACAGTCTCTTGATGCTCGTAAGGCTTTGTTTTATGTGCATATTTTTTCATGTGCTTTTCTCCTTGACTATGTTAATGTATACATTTATATAAGATATATCAAGTGTTTTAATAAACACTCAACGACGAAGGAGAAAAGAAATGAGCGATTTATCGTCTCTTATGGAAGCGGACACTCAGTCCAAATCCGAATCACCACTTGGCACTTTTGATGATACAAATTTAAAAGGTGTCGCACAATTAGCCCAAAAAATATCTCATCAGGAAGCTACAGTCGCCGAGCTTGAGGCAAAATTGCGTCAGGCCAAAAAAGACTTGTATAAAATGTCTGATGAAGAGTTGCCCAACATGCTGGCAGAAATGGGTGTTTCCTCTTTTAAACTGCAAGACGGTTCGCAGGTCGATATCAAAAAGACTTACGGAGCATCTATACCAGTTGACAAAAGAGAGGAGGCATATTCATGGTTAAGGCAAAACGGGTTCGGGGACATGGTCAAAAATATCGTGTCAGTAAACTTCGGGATGGGGGAAGACCAGCAAGCGTCAGACTTCAAGTCCAAGGTAGAAGAGCAAGGCTTGTCCCCAAAACAGGAAGAAAGCGTCCACTCATCAACCCTGAGAGCTTGGGTGAAAGAGCAGACAGAGGAAGGAAGGCCCTTCCCAATGGAGTTATTTGGGGCGTACATAGGCCAACGTGCAGTAATAAAAGGAGCAAAGTAATGGCTGAAAAACAGGTTGTAAAAAAGGAAGAGACGACTGCGGTAGCGCAGTTTGACGCTTCCATGTTTGAAGCAGATGCAAGCGCAGGTATTCAGAATGTATCCAATGAGGATATGGCTCTGCCTTTCCTGAAGATTGTATCTGGCTTGGACGGCATTCTCGATGAGCGTGACGATGTACGCAAAGGCGACATCGTGAACACTGTCACAGGGGAAGTCTACAAAGGCAAAGAGGGCATAAAGGTCATACCGTGTGCTTATCAGCGTAAGTTCATACGTTGGCAGCCACGAGGCCAGGGTATCGCAGCACCTGTCGCGATTCACGATCCTAATGACCCAAATCTTCCAAAAACAAATAGAGACCCTAATGACAATAAAGAATATGTCGATGATGGGTCAGGTGATTATGTCGAGCAGACAGCTCAGTGGTATGTCAAAATTATTAACCCAGAGGGTGGTATGACCAATGCACTGATTGCAATGAAATCTACTCAACTTAAAAAGTCTCGTAAATGGATGAGCATGATCATGTCGCGTGAAATGAATGGGGCCAATGGACCTTTCACGCCGCCTATGTTTAGCCACATTTACAACTTGAAGACTGTTAGCGAAGAGAATAGTAAAGGAAGCTGGCACGGTTGGGAAATGAGCCTTGATAGCCCAATATCTGAGGCGCATCAGTATAAAGCGGCAAAAGACTTTAACCAGTCAATTGAGAAGGGTGAAGTCACAGTCAAACATGAGCAAGAAGGTGGCGCGACAAATAACGCTGCTGACGGCTCAGACGACGACATACCGTTTTAAACAGTTAGGGGTGGGGCAGGTTTTAACAGGCGATAGACAGCCGAAACGAAAAAAAACCTACACAATATATAGTCACACGAACCCCACCCCTATCCTTTTAAGGAACCAACATGACAGCAGAGAAGTTTTCAGCAATCTTCTCTGGTCTTGAAGAGGCGTATGGCACTTACGAGATCCAGAGACAGCAGGCTAATGGGAAGCAAGCCGGACAGGCAAGCGTCCTACGTCAGCCGCGCACACAAGAGACGTGGGAAGGGCATCTAAATGGAACGGGCCCTGCCATAGGGATTATCCCCATTAATGCTGACAATGCATGTAAATGGGGCTGCATAGACATAGACCAATACACAGGCTTTAACCACAAAGAGCTGATAGAAAAAATAATAGAAATGAAACTGCCCTTGGTTGTATGCCGTTCAAAGTCAGGGGGTGCACATGTTTTTCTTTTTTCTACAGATTGGATTCAGGCAAAGGTTCTACAAGATACGCTTACCTCTATTTCGGCAGCACTGGGTTATGCTGGAAGCGAAATTTTTCCAAAACAAATTAAACTTCACCTCGACAGGGGAGATGTCGGAAACTTTCTTAACCTTCCCTACTATAACCATGAAGAAAGTCTGCGCTACGCATTTAATCCAGACGGGTCCGCCGCCACTCTCGAAGAGTTCTTCGGGATGTATGAAGCAGCCGTACAAACACCAGAGCAAATAGAAGCCCTAAGCGTAGAGAAGCAGGACCGCACACCAATTAAAGACGGGCCGCCTTGCCTACAGCATCTGTGCAACCAATGCTTTCCAGAGGGCACTCGCAATAACGGGCTCTTTAATATTGGCGTTTACTTGCGTAAAGCTTTTCCTGACACATGGGAGAATGAGCTTATGCAATATAACATGGCTCACTTTGACCCGCCCCTGCCCTTAGCAGAGGTGAATGTACTGGTTAAACAACTTAACCGTAAGGACTATCAGTATAAATGCAGCGACGCTCCTATTAATGAGTTCTGTGACAAGGACAAGTGCCTGACCAGAAAGTATGGCGTCGGCAACGTGGGGCAGTCTGCCGCCATAGCAAACCTACGCAAGTACAACTCCAAGCCGCCTATCTGGTTTATGGACGTGAACGGCGAGCCACTTGAACTATCAACAGAGGGGCTACAGAGCCAAGCTGCTTTTCAAAAGAATTGCATCGAACAACTCAACGTCATGCCGCCCACTGTAAGCAAGAATATCTGGGAGAACCGTGTCGCAGCATTACTGCGAGACATGACAGAGACAGAAGGCGGGGTCATGGAGGCGTCAGAGGATTCGTCCATTGACGGTGCGTTCTATGATTACTTGGAAGACTTTTGCCGCAACATGCAGACGGCAGCAGACAAAGAAGAAATACTTCTCCGCCGTCCTTGGACAGATGAAGAGAAGAAACAGAGCTTCTTTCGGCTGCGGGACCTTGAGAACTTTTTAAAAAGACAGCGGTTCTTTGAGTTCAAGACACACCAGATATCCCAACGCCTACGGGACATTGGCGGCGAATCAACAATACTAAGAATAAAAGGGCGGGTAGTCCGCGTCTGGGCAATACCTGCGTATGAAATACCTGACACTACGGTTAAGACACCGGAGTTTGAGGTGAGGGATGAGGATATACCGTTCTAATGTTTGTTATATACGGGCCGCCAGGTACGGGCAAAACAACCACACTTCTCAACATGGTAGAGAAAACCATTGAAGAGGGCACTGCCCCAGGAGACATAGCTTTCCTTGCCTTTACACGCAAGGCTGCAAGAGAAGCAAAGGAACGAGCAGCCGCACGTTTTGGGCTTGACATGGAACATGACCTGCATTTCTTTCGCACCCTGCACAGCTTCTGCTTCAATCTCTCTGATATCAAACGTGAACAATTGCTGGGGTTTGAGCACTTAACTGAGCTGGGCAATAAAATAGGCTTCAACCTGACGGCTAAATCTTTAAACGATGAAGAGGACATTGGGGCCGCAGCCAAAGACAACCCTATCATGCAGCTTATTCAACTGGCACGGTTGAAGAAAGAAATGATAAGTGAGACCTATCGGCATAGCGGATTAGAAGAACCGCTGACCACGGTTGAATATATAGACACCTGCTACCGTAAATTCAAAAAATCCCAAAACCTATATGATTACACAGACATTCTTGAATGGTTCTCGAACAACGGATCACGGGTCTGCCCTCACTTTGCTGTGACATTTCTTGACGAAGCGCAAGACTTGTCACCCTTGCAGTGGGAGATAGCGCACGTTCTAAATGAAAAGTCTAAACGTATGTATGCCGCAGGTGATGATGACCAAGCTATTTATCGCTGGGCGGGGGCTGACGTTGAACACTTCTTGAATGTTGAAGAGGGGTCTGAGGTGTTATCGCAATCGTACCGCGTACCACGGACCGTTCACAAGATAGCTCAGCGCATTGCTAACCGTATAACTATCCGGCGGCCTAAATATTATAACCCAAAGCCAGAGGATGGGGCCGTTCATCATGTCTTCGAGCCTGACGTAGAAAAATTTAAAAAGGGCGATTGGATGGTTATGGCGCAGTGCAATTATATGCTCAATGAGATATGCGAATCGTTGAAACAACACGGGTTTTACTTCGAGAACCGTGGGCATAGAAGCATCAGTCTCAAACTGGCTATAGCTCTGGACACTTGGCAATCTCTCGTAAATGGCGAAGAAGTAACCGCAAATGCTGTAAAAGACCTCTACTACTTTATGAAGTCAAACACTCGTATTAAACGTGGCTTTAAAACCTTGCCCAATGTGCAGGCTGACGACAGGTTTACGTTGGAAAGCCTGCAGCAAAACATGGGGCTGCTTGCAACCAAAGACATGACGTGGGACGTGGCTATGGACAAGATAGCCGAAGATAACAAAACATATATCGCTGCGCTGCTTCGTAGAGGGGAAGACTTGAACCGCGAACCACGGATCAAGGTGTCTACAATTCACGGCACAAAAGGCGGCGAAGCCACGAATGTTGTCTTATATACTGATATATCCTATGCTTCTGACCAAGCGGTTTCGTCTAACACGCGAGAGGGGCAGAGAATGTTGGATGACCTGCATAGACTATTTTATGTAGGCGTGACACGAACCAAAGAGAATCTTTTCATCGTTTCCCCTATGGACGGCATTAGGAGCTATCAGATATGAGCGACATGGTTAATCACCCCGAGCATTATACGCGGGGTAAAATCGAATGCTTGGATGCAATCCAAGCCGCACTTGGAGACGGGTACAAATACTACCTGCAGGGCGCGATAATCAAATACATATGGCGATACCAGTACAAGGGCAAAGCAGCAGAGGACCTTGCAAAAGCACAGTTCTACCTAAGCAGACTCCAATTTATAATAGGGGACGAAAATGAGTGAAGTTGAGTTTATGTCTCCTTTAAAAAGTTTTGAGTGGGCTCCACCTTTCGAGCTGCCGGACATCACTGATGCGAAAGAAATAGCAATTGACCTTGAAACATGTGACCCGAACATCAAAACACTGGGCCCAGGTTGGCCTCGTGGCGATGGTTTCGTTGTGGGCTTTGCTCTTGCTGTTGATGGCTGGTTTGGATACTTGCCTATCAAACATGAGGGCGGCGGCAATTTAGACGAGCGTATAGTTAAAAACTATATGAAAAAAGTACTAGCCTGTCCCGCCGACAAAATCATGCACAACGCACAGTATGACCTTGGCTGGCTGAAAGCTATGGGTTTCGAGGTGAACGGGCACATTATCGACACTATGGTCGTGGCTGCGCTGCTAGACGAGAACCGTTTTAGCTACAGCTTGAACTCTGTTGCCTATGACCACATTAATAAAACCAAGTCTGAGAAAGGATTAGTCGAAGCCGCCAAACAGTTTGGCTTTGACCCAAAGGGAGAAATGTGGCGTATGCCTGCCAACTTTGTTGGTGAGTACGCAGAGAAAGACGCCGTGCTTACACTCGAGCTGTGGAAATATTTTAAAGTTCAGATAGAGCGCGAGAACTTGACCACGGTCCACGAACTTGAGCGAGACCTGCTGCCCTGCCTCGTTGACATGACGCTGCGGGGTATTCGTGTGGATCAGGATGCAATGGAACGGGCTACCCAGTTTATGCTGGGCGAAGAAAAGAAAGCTCGTGAAAAGCTAAATGGCCTAGTTGGATTTGATGTAGAGATATGGGCAGCAGCGTCCATAGCTAAAGCTTTTGATGAGCTGGGCCTTGAATATCCCAGAACGGCGAAGAACGCCCCGTCTTTTACAAAAGCGTTTCTTAATACACATACTCACGAGCTGCCTAAACAAATTCTGCTTGCCAGAGAATTTAATAAAAGTAAAGGCACGTTCATGGATGGCTTGCAAAAACACATAGGTCGTGATGGACGGGTGCATGGTCATATAAATCAAATCAGGTCAGACGACGGTGGGACCGTTTCGGGACGAATTTCTATGTCAAACCCCAACTTACAGCAGATTCCTGCACGTCACCCTGACCTTGGGCCATTAATTAGGTCAGTGTTTGTGCCAGATGAGGGGGAAAAGTGGGCATCTATAGATTACTCACAACAAGAGCCCCGCATCCTTGTGCACTTTGCGTCCCTGTATCAAAAGCGCACCAGAACAGAAATGCCAAAAGTAGAGGAATTTGTGAGCGGATATACAAACAACCCTGACATGGACTTTCATACGATGGTCGCAGAGATGGCTGACATACCAAGAAAACAAGCTAAGACAATCAACTTGGGTATGATGTATGGCATGGGTGTGGCGAAACTTGGGGACCAGCTAGATTTATCCGCAGAAGAAGCCAGAGAGATAACACAACAATATGATGCGCGGGTTCCTTTCGTTAAAAAACTTATGCGGGTCGTACAAGACAGGGTGCAGAACGGCAATGAAGAAGGCTCGATTCGCTCTCTTTTGGGCCGCAAGTGCAGGTTCCCAGAGTTTGAGCCTGCAAAGTTTGGTATGCACAAAGCAATGAGCTACGATGAGGCCCGTGCACACTATGGTCCAACGGTCCCGCTGCAAAGAGCAAAGGCTTACAAAGCCTTGAACCGCCTCATTCAGGCGTCTGCTGCAGACATGACAAAGAAAGCAATGGTAGACCTGTACAAGGCAGGGCATACACCTTTACTACAGGTGCATGACGAGCTGGCATTTAGCGTGGCGGACCCCGAACAAGCAAAAGAACTTGCTCAAATCATGTGTGACGCTATAGAATTGGAAGTACCGATGAAAACTGACATAGAAATCGGCTCTAACTGGGGCGACAGTATGTAAGTTTTTTCGTTCCTCCCTGACTAAGCCCCGCTTCGGCGGGGCTTTTTTTGTTGATATTACAACTATAAAGTCCTATATTGTCCTAGAACACATAAACTTGGAGTAATGAAATGGACACCTCAAAATGGAAATCAGTGCTGGTGCCTATTAATGTTTACAGGGGCATCAAAAAAATAGCTGAAATGGAGAACAGAAGTATCTCTGGACAGCTAAGAGTTATGTTTGACGTTTTTTGTAGAACAGAAGGCTATGAGATAAAAGAGACAGATTAACATCTAGATCCGCATTTACATTCTCTATAAACTAAACGAATCAAAATTTAAAAGGAGAGAAGTATGTTGGATCTGCCCAACCGTAGACCCTGCGTGACTGAAGAAGTGGGCATGGGATTATCAGTAACTGTGAGCTACCACCCAGATACAGGAACCCCTGTTGAAGTTTTTTTGACGGAGCGCGGTAAAGCGTCGGACAATCCAATGCAAGAGGCATTGTACAATCTGGGGGTGAAAGCTTCGGGGCTCATGCAAGAGGAGAACCCTTATGCGAAATCTGCAAGCGAAACTCATCAAGCTGCCGCAGTTTAAACTGCGGGTAATCAGGCCAAAAAAAGGCAAAGGAAGCTATAAAAGAAAAGGGCGCATCAAGCGTCCTTTTTATTTGTCCGCAACCGGATAACAGTGGATATGAATTTCATAATACTTTTTGTTTTCTTGGTCTTGTAGTTCCTCGTGAGATGAAAACTCACAATGCTCCTGCGATAACGATTCTTTTAAAATAGATTGATTCGCAATGAATTCCCACTCAAGCCCCGTATGCCCCCACAAACTTATTATGAGTGCAAATTCTTTCATGTTATATCCACATAATAGAGGGCTGATTCGTTTCTTTTGTGAACGGGTCTATCTCCCAGACAAACCACGCCATAGCTGTCTTACCTGACCCGTACCATGATTCTTCATGGTCGCCCCGAATCAACGTAAGCCGCTTTGTGTGGACCAGTACCTTTGTCGGCGGCATGTCTTTAAAAATTTCTGTATAACGCTTTTGTCCTTCAAGAAACGCCAGCCGCAGTAAAAAGATAAAACCCTCGCCCTGGGGGTTTTCAACCTGCAGCTTGTAAGCGTGTTTCACAAACTCGTTTGCCAACTTATAAGGAGGGTTGGTCACGATCCACGGCGCATGGCTCTTTTGCTCCATAAGAAAGTCTACACCATGTGCGTCCCCATAACCACGGTCCACGAGGTCGGTGCTGTAAGTCCTTAACCCATATTCCTCAAACACTTTTGACATATGACCTTCGCCACACGCAGGCTCCCAAACGTCATAGTCGTTCTCCTTATCACCATACACGAGCCACGGACAACGGCCCATCATGGCCTTTGTCGCTTCAGGGGGCGTGGGATAATAATCATCCTTTTCTCTGTTGTCTGGCATAACTAATACTCCATATCCGTTTGCTCCATGATGCCCGTGGAGCTTTCTAAATTCCCAGCCGTCAGGCACAGGGGCATCTTCATGTGAATAGCGACAAATAAGTTTGTTTTCAATTTTTAAAAAATTCTGCATAATAACTATAGGGACAGGTGTCTTCGGGGGAAGGCCGCTGGAAAAGTTAAAAGGCTTAGAAGTAGGCTTGATAGGAGAGCACATTTGCGCCACTCGCCTTCTAAAATTAGGAATACCCGCGCAGATCGTTCACATGGGCTGCTCGGATATCGTTGCTGAATGTAACGAAAGGCTTTGGCGTATACAAGTAAAGACAAGTCAATTAAAACTGAACGGCAAGAAGTCTTTAAGTTACCAGTTCGCAACGTGCAAGGGGGGCAAAAAAGTCCCCCTTTCTTTTTCTGACTGCGATATCGTGGCGTTAGTGGCATTTGAAATAGAACGTGTCCTGTTTATGCCCGTGGGCTGTTTGCGAAACAGCATCACCAAACGATTGCGAATCACAACGTATGATGACGATGATATAGCAGCGAAGAGCTGGCAACGCTGCATGGCCTATTATGCTTAATTTTCTCTACCCCGGATTTGCTTTCTTTATTACGTTATCATAGAACATATTTTCTCTGTGCCATTTCAGGTAACGCTTACGCCGCTCACCTTCTTCACCTTGCAACAGATGTGCGATGGAAATTTGATCCCAACCTTTTGGTAAGCCAAGAGCCAATAGCTCTTCGTTTTTAACATTGTAGCTACGCATGACCTTTCCTTCATTATTAAATGAAATAAAAGCCACCCGTTGAAACCCTTCCACTGCCCCACTGTCAAACAGTTCGTCCGGCAGGATAGACAGCATAAGAATGTTAGCTGGGTCTGCCCCTTCTCTGCCTTCACACTCAGAATCAGGTTTGATATGTGACACCCTTAAAAACTTTGGGGTTGATATGTTTGTAAAAGGACACACAGGATTTTTAGCCAGCATTTTTTTACGCAATGTCTTTTGATTGTACGGCCTACCCTTCACGACTGTTTCTTTTCGTTCACCCACAGCTACCTCCGCCTCAGCCTGTTGCTTCCATTCTTCTGGCACATGATGCCCCTTTGCAAACTGACCGTTTGGCTTTCTCTCAACGTCATGTTTGACAGGTTTACGCAGAACCAGTTTGCCGTTGTCTATGAAAAGCTGCTTACTTGAACTAACAAAGCCGCCTTTGACCGCAGGAAACGGGCCGTCTAACACTTGCTTAGATGGAATCATCATTGCATATTTGTTCAACAGTGATAAATCCTCGCACACTTGTTTTACATTGCCCTCTATAAACTGCTCAGTACCAAACACAGCAAGAAAGTTTAGTATTATCTTTGCCCCAAGTGGGGTACACAAAGTTTCCCCTCTTTTGCTGACAGGAAAAGCAAGCGAATACAGTTCCTGTTCCTCTTTGGTACGTTCTTTCTTGTTAAAAAACCCCGTCAATTCATAGCTAAGTTTTGTTGACCGAGAGTTGTGGCCTTTGTCCGTTCGGATCACGCCATCAATCAAGAAAAACGCATGAGTTCGTAACAAAGCTAAGTCTTCGTCAGCCATCTCAGCCATCAACCCTATAGCTCTTGCATAAGTCAAGTCCTGTTGCGTAATTCCTGCAAACACGTCTGCGTTTTCAAACGCAGGGACAACATTATGCAAAACCTTGGGCATGGAAATAAGATGTTCTTTTAACTTTCTAGCGTACTCATTACGGCGGTCCTTGTTCTCTTTGTCCGCCTGTTCAAGCATTTTCTTTTCTAAATCAATAATCATGTGTTTCCTCCTATTTATTATGATTAATCCTCCAAAGGGCTAGGCAGTCTCTTCCATTTATGCCCCTTTGGTTCAGGGTGAACATTACCCACTCTTTTCCACTTATTTTTTCTGCTTCTGCGGTTCATATGCATACCTGCAACCCGCGAGCTATATACCCTGTTGTTTTTGCCCGCAGGGTCTTTTTTAAAATTAATGACCTTATCTGTCATTTGTTCTAAAAGTTTTCCAAACTCTTCGGGGGTCATGTCCGCTACGCCCATCCAGTCCGTCATATAAAACTCCTCTTGACAAATATAATACAACTCTTATATGTTAGGAACATTAAAACTTTATGTCAAGGAGAGAAGGATGAAAGCAATGAAAAAGAAAGGCCCAGGCCGCCCGCGTAAGAATGTTATTGAAGTTGTAGCAAAGCGTGGGCCCGGTCGTCCTCGTAAAGCTGAATTGAAAGTGAGCGCAGAAGTGGTGAAACCAGAACCAAGTGAAAAGACGCTAAC